GCAAATAGTAATGCTAAACTATTACTTGTGTTAGACACTAATAGGTAGTGTCGAATATTAAACAGAGACCATCTCAATTTTATAAGGAAAAATATCATGGCATCATTAGCAGAAATCCGTGCCCGTATCGCGGCACAAGAAAACAAGTCACAGGGTAAATCTAACACCCAATCTGATAACGCAGTCTACGCACACTGGAACATGGATGAAGGCACTACAGCTACTGTACGTTACTTACCAGACGCCGATCCAAAGAACGAATTCTTCTGGGTTGAAAAACAAATCATCAAACTTCCATTCAACGGCGTTAAAGGCCAAAGCGACTCTAAGCAAGTAATCGTACAAGTTCCATGTATGGAAATGTATGGCGAATCATGCCCAATCTTGGCAGAAGTTCGTCCTTGGTACAAAGACGAGTCATTGAAAGAAATGGCTAACAAATACTGGAAGAAGCGTTCATACTTGTTCCAAGGTTTTGTTCGTCAAAACCCACTAGGTGACGACAAGACACCAGCAAACCCAATCCGTCGTTTCATCATCTCTCCACAAATCATCCCAATCGTCAAGAGCGGTTTGATGGATCCAGAGATCCTAGAAATGCCAACTGACTACACTCGTGGTCTTGATTTTAACATCAAGAAAACCACAAAAGGTGGCTATGCTGATTACTCAACCAGCAACTGGGCTCGTCGTGAGACTCCTCTAACAGAAGCTGAACAAGCCGCTATCGATGCACATGGTTTGTTTGACTTGAAAGAGTTCTTGCCTAAGAAGCCAACCGCCGCTGAATTGAACATCATCAAAGAAATGTTCGAAGCATCAGTTGACGGTCAACCATACGACTTAGAGCGTTGGGGTCAATACTACCGTCCATACGGCTTAGAAGCACCTGCAGGTTCGACCGCGGCTAAACCAGAAGCGTCTGCTGAAACCAGCGCCCCCGCAACTGCACCAGTAGCAGAATCTACTACAGCACCGTGGGAAGACGAGCCACAGACCGCATCCGCACCAGTGAGTGTCCCTACTCAAACCGCTACTTCTAGCGACAAAGCACAAGACATCCTAGCGATGATCCGTGCAAGACAAAACAAGTCTTAATATGGGAACAAGGGACTTCGGTCCCTTGTCTTAAGGAGAATCCCCATGACAATGCCAGACGAAAGATACCGTGCTTTAAAGCAGGGTAAAAAGCTATTAGAGGAGTTGTGTGACCCAGGTCGTACACCTCGTGTGCCTAGTTTGGTTCGTGATAGAGCAAGAGGAGCGTTGCGTCATTACCCATCTGATTATGAATTAGAACGTATGGCGGAGAAGTGTCCCGATTTGCTTGATACACAACCTTTCAGCGTGTACACTGTAAACAAATAAGGAGAACGAATTGGCAAAACCATTCGACATTAGTAAATTTAGAAAAGACATTACAAAGTCCATCGACGGACTTTCAGTTGGCTTTCATGATCCAACTGACTGGATCTCAACAGGCAATTACGCACTCAACTACTTAATCAGTAGTGACTTTAAGAAGGGCGTACCACTAGGCAAAGTTACTGTATTCGCAGGCGAATCAGGATCAGGCAAATCATTCATTTGCTCTGGTAACTTAGTTCGCAACGCACAACAACAAGGCATCTATGTTGTGTTGATCGACAGCGAAAACGCACTTGATGAAGCATGGCTACATGCACTTGGTGTAGAAACTACCGATGACAAACTATTGAAGCTAAACATGGCGATGATTGATGACGTTGCTAAAACAATTTCAACATTCATGAAAGACTACAAAGCGATGGCCGAAGAAGACCGTCCTAAAGTTCTATTCGTAGTTGACTCACTTGGTATGTTAATGTCACCAACAGAAGTCAATCAGTTTGATGCTGGTGAAATTAAAGGTGATATGGGTCGTAAGCCTAAAGCACTTAAAGCACTAGTCACTAACTGCGTGAACATGTTTGGTAGCTGTAACGTTGGCTTGGTTGCTACTAACCACAGCTACGCATCACAAGATCCATACTCACCAGACCCAATCGTTTCAGGTGGTTCAGGCTTTGTATATGCATCCTCAATCTTGGTTGCGATGAAGAAGTTGAAGCTGAAAGAAGACGAAGAAGGCAACAAGACGACTGATGTATTGGGTATTCGTGCTGGATGCAAAATCATGAAGACTCGTTACGCTAAACCGTTCGAAGATATTCAGATTCAAATTCCATATGAAACTGGCATGAATCCATACAGTGGCTTCTTTGACTTGATCGAAAAGAAAGAGTTGATTAAGAAAGAAGGCAATCGTTATGCATACACTGACTTGAATGGCGAAGTTCATAAGTATTTCCGCAAAGAGTGGAATAGAAATGAAAACGGTATCATGGATCTGGTAATGGATGAGTTTGCTGAAAAAACCAAACCTGTGATAAGTAATTCTGTAGAAACTGATGAAGGAGAACCTACAGAATGAGTTTAAGTTTAGTAGCAGAAGTCTGGGAAGCGTTACAAACGCATATTGATTTTAATGAACGAGGTGATGCCGCAGATACATTGGTAACATACTTGATTGAAAACAACTACGAAGTTGACGATATCAAAGATGCTTTCAGTGATAAAACCATCAACAAAGCATTGAAGGGTTATGCAGAAGAACACTTCCAAGAAGACGACTACGAAGATTACGAAGAAGATACAGACGAAGACGATTGGAATTAAATGGCAATATGGTACTCACAAATTACTTCTAACCTAGGAGTAATCCCAGACTTTATTAGTTACTATGAAACTGAATTGATTCAGGCAAAGAGTGAGGTTAAAGTTATTGGAAACGTTGAGAAAAACATTGCCGCTATTCCTGGCGTGACAGAGCACCGCTTTAATCAACTACAAGAGATTGAAGCGGTTCTCCAATATCTTAACTTGCAACTACGCAAGATTCGCCGAAAACATTTTCAAAAATATCTAGAAGCGTACAATAGAGCATTAACAGATCGTACCGCTGAAAAGTACGTAGATGGTGAAGACGAAGTTATTGATATGGAAACTATCATTAACGAAGTAGCACTACTACGCAATAGATGGTTAGGTGTAATGAAGGGACTTGAAGCCAAACAATGGCAGATGGGACACATTGTTCGCCTACGCACTGCCGGTATGGAAGATATCACAATAGGATAATATGGCAATCATTCGACAAAGTCCAAGCACATCAAGTAACATCACTATCAATGGCGCTCAATTAACACAAAGCATGGGAGCTACAGCCAGTTCAAGTATTTCAATGGGTGCCTTTGGTAACTTGACACCTGGGTTATCGATAACGTCACTTGACTCATTGGTGTTCTGGGATAATCCTAACGTCAAAAAATATGAAATCGTAGAGACAACCGAAGACTTGATGGCACTTAGTGCTACCTGGTATCGTATTAGAATGTCTCGCACTCCTGAGAATCAAGGTACGATTTTCCCTACAACCTTAATAGACAAGATTCTGTTTCCTGAAGTCAATCAGGATGATAGAAAACTTGCCGCTGACATTCGTGATTATTATAGCAAGAAAATCATGATGTGGAAGCTCAAGG